ATCATTTACGGCCGCTTTAATCGCATCTTCTGCAAGTATCGAACAGTGAATTTTAACAGGGGGAAGGGCAAGCTCAGAAGCAATTTCGCTATTTTTAATCTGTTCCGCTTCGTCAAGCGTCCGTCCTTTGACCCATTCAGTAACAAGCGAACTAGACGCAATCGCTGAACCGCAACCATATGTTTTAAACTTGGCATCTGTTATTACTCCAATATTATTTACTTTAATTTGAAGTTTCATCACGTCACCGCATGCTGGGGCTCCCACCATACCCGTCCCAATTGTTGGATCGTCTTTTTCAAACGATCCAACATTGCGGGGATTTTCGTAATGATCAATTACTTTTTCTGAGTATGCCATTATGTTATGCTCAAGTGTCCAGTAGCATACAACATTGCCATTACCGGCCCTGCGATATGTTCCAGTATTTCATATAATGCCCATACTGTCAGTGCTACAGCCCACCATGGATTGGTTTCTGCTTTGTGTCCAAGCCAGGTAAAAAACTTACCATGTGCCCTTCCAATTGCATTGGCAAATTTTACTATCATTGTGAGCAAGCACGTTCACGATAGATTTGGCCATCGGGTGTTTGGATTTCTTTCCATTCTGTACAAACGGTTTGACGTTGTACGATTACCGGCTGCGGTTGTACGTATACAGGCTGTTGCTGAACAATAACAGGTTGTTGATTCTGATTTGCAATAACTGCACCTGCAATACCGCCGATAATTAAAGGAGCAACCCAATTGCTGTCTCGATAGACAACTCGTGGGCCGCGGTAGTCATGATGCCACTGAGCACTAGCAGTGCCTGCTATAACTAGCAGTAGCATTGATAAAATAATCTTTTTCATAATAATCTCCAGGTTATACTAATATAACGTCCTACATTATTGAATAGTTGACAATTATACTCTATTTAGTTTACAAGCAAGGGTAAATCTATACTTGTTTGCACCAATTGCTTGTGTTCTAGCTGAGTGTGGGATTGCTTGGTCAAATATTATTATCCTACCTGGTATAAAGGAACTTATAAATTCAACTTCATCCAACGATTCACTATAAAATATAGTTTCGCCACCCCAATTTAAATCCCATTCTGGATTTACGTAATATAACAATGTCATAAAATTATTAGGAGGTAGTAAACTGCCTCCTACATCGGTATGTATTTCATTATAGTCAGTTGGAATTCCTAAATTCACGTACATGTGTTTAATTGAATAACTTTTAATTAATGCTGAACACTCGGCTGAGCTAACAGAGTCAAAGAATTTTAAATCTTTTTCAATTTGAGGAGTTATATCACTCCTCAATTTAGGTTCACGGTCACCAGTTGGCAATCCTAAATCATAATTAACACACTTATAACTTAACGATTTTAAAAAGCGATAAAAATAAAGTTTACCTTTATAATCTATTGCATTGTCAAAAACATGGATTTGACGACCGTCTTTAGTCGTGTGGACCGAATAATTGTTATTCTGCTTTACGTGCATTTTTAACTGCGGTAACATCGTTACGAGTTTCTTTGCACAACTTAGTCAAATCTTGACAAGCCTTACGAACACGAGTGCCAGCGGCACCAACTTCCTTATCATAAAACTTTTCGAAGTCTGCTTCCATTGCTTCAACGATTGCTGTGAATTCTGCGTATTTGTTTGTAGCCATTTGTTTATTCCTTTAATATGAAGTACAGAGTACTTATACCTAGTATACAGGTGCTAAAAATAAATGTCAACTATCTTTGAGCTACAAATCTTCTAACGGTTGCCAATCAGATTTGGATCATTTGCATAAGGATTATTTGCAAGGGCGGCGGCAGCGGCAGCGGCAGCGGCAGCAATTTCCTCTAGTGGCGGAATATTGGGATTTACCAAAGTCTGATCACCGCTATTCACCCTTTCTAATTGTGCTTGAATGTATGGAGCAAGAGATGCCAACTGTGCTTGATCTATTAATTGTTGGTAATCCAACGGCAAGGTACTGTTTCCTTGACTATCAAGATAACCTTTTTCTGTTGCAACTGTATTAATATAATCTTGTAATTTTACTGGAGGATGATAATTAGGGTCAGTAAAAGATACTTCTCCATCGGGTCCTGTTGGGATAACTGCATCTGGAGCCCAACCTAATACGTTTATTGCATAATCTCGTAACAACTCTCTTCGAGCATCGAGCGGTAAGGCAGCATTGCCGGTTTTAGGCAAATAGTCCATTCCAGCATACTCCGCGGCAAAATATTTGTAGTCATGACTGCTGTTTTCAAAGAATGAATGTGCCGCATAATCCCAACCTGGGTCTTTTGGAACTGTGCCGCCGCCACCCGGCCCAACTACTACATTGCCAGCGCCACCGTCTGCTACATTGCCGCTGCCTCCGCCTATGCCAACGCCGCTGCCAAAGAAGCCGCCTTCACCGTTGATAAACACATTGTTTGAACCAGCCGTAATTTTACCACCGTCTGTACTGTCACCAACACGAGCAACACTAATATTGCCAACAAACACATTACCCGAACCTGCATTGATGGAAGAACCATGTGGTACACACTTGTTTCCACTTTTGATTGTGTGGGACGATGTTGGATTACCAATACATTCTACAGCAATAGTATTAGCATAGACTTTGGCACCAGCACCGGTAGGCCCGGTTACGGTTGTTGTTCCGTCGCATCCGTGGCCGGTAGTTGTTGGATCACCGTCTCTTGCTATTGCTGGCATGAAAATATTTATGCCAATGCGATACCTGTCGTAGACTCGAGGAACTGTTTGGCAAACGCTTCATCAGTTGACTCTGCAACTGTTACAGTTGACTTTTGTAGTTTGACATCTGCGTTTGGACTAACAGTAAACAAGTACGGCATTAAACCAGGCCCTTTTGCACCCATTGCAATAACCATTGGTTTGCTTAGTTTATAATAAACCGGACCGTCTTCCACTAACTTGGCAACAATCTCTTCGCCGCTTGTTAGTTTTAATGTGATTACTTCACCTTCTACTACGCCTCTTTGAATTAACATATTATACCTTTTCGAAATGTTTTTTGAGTTCTGTAAACCCGCCTATATAATTATCGTCTAAAAATATTTGTGGAACAGTTTTGGCATTGGGTACTGCTTCCAATAATTCTTCTTTACTATAGCCGTCACCAATTTTCTTCTCTTCAAATGGGATGCCTTTTTGTTCTAATAGTGCCTTTGCTTGATCGCAATAAGGACAGTGGTACTTTGACCATACGGTTGCTTTCATTTTGTTTCCTTATAGTGCTGGTAGTGCGTCGTAGTCCAGCGTTTCGCTCATGATACCAATAACATAATTGGTTGATTCGTTTTCTTGTAGTGCTGTTTGTTTCTTACTTGTGTCAGTATGTTTGTTAAACCACGGAATAGGTGTGGACTTAGGTGCTGTTGCTTGATATTTGATACCGATATCTTTTAGTGCTCCAACTGCCGTGTAGTCTACAAAGTCTTTAAGAATGTTTGCATTCAATCCAATAACTGGACCTTTGTTAAACAAGTAGTCTGCCCAACCTTTCTCTTCTCGGATAACATCCATATATAATGCATATACTTCTGCTTCGCATTCTTGTTTAATGGCAGCAAAGCGATTGTCATCCTTGATCACTTGATTGATCAAGTAGGCTGTCCAGCCTTTGTGTAGTAGTTCGTCTTGTAGGATCAAACTGATAATATTACCATTACCCATAAAGATCTTATTCTCTACCATGGCCAGTGAAGTAGCAAACGATACCATGAATCGGAATGCTTCCAATGCATAGCTTGCGTGTAGTGCCATCCAAATCGCCTTGATGTGATCTTTCTCCACTACTGTTTCACCAAGTTGTTTCTTGCAGTTGATTACATGTAATGCTTCGTAGTAGTTGCCTACACTTGATGCCATGTCAATGATTTCTTTAGTATCGTGAATTGTGTTGAACACATCTTTTGGCACATTGTAAATATTGCGAATGATGTGGCTATAACTCTTGCTGTGAATATTAGTTTCAAAGAATGTCCAGTTATATACTAGGGCTTCAAGCTCCGGCAAACTAACTACGGGCATAAAGATTTGACTTGGGCCACGACCTTGCAAACTATCTAATGCTGTTTGACGTAGCAAGTTGCTGGTGAAGATATGTTTCACAGCATCACTTGCGTCTTTAAAGTCGTTGGCATCTTTGCTAAGGCTAATCTCTTCTGGTTGCCAAAAGAAGCCACGTGCTGTTGCTTCGAAGTCTGCAATCTTTTTATATTTGACTTCTTCAAATCGTTGAATGGTAACTGGGCCGGCTGGGTCCAGAAACATCTTACGATTGAGATAATCTGTCTTTGTGTTTAAATTATATTGTGCTTGGCTCACGGTGGCCTCCAAAATCTAGTTGTGTGTTAAAAGAAATACTAATGCGTTCTTCGTTTGAGTTATGGGGTTTTACGCCGTGCGGAACCCAAGATGGAAATAATACTAACATTTTTTCTTCCGGATAAAGATGCATTTCAGTCACGCTTGCATCTGTATTATGCTGTGACATTATAGATCCATAAAACCAGTTTTCTAAATCAAATGCTCTTGAAATATATATAGGCCCACTTTGAGGAGGTGTTTTGATATAAAATGCTCCTGATAAGACGCCGCCGTGATTATGTAATTTATTTGAATTATTAATAATATTAACGTTTATCCATATATTAGAAAACTTAACTTTTGCTGGAGATCCTAAGTCTTTCATGCAATCGTTCATATTATCGAGAATTACATCTAGAACAAATTTTAACGGAGTGTTTTGTAGCTGATAGTAGTAATAATCTTTACTTTGCCACCCTCCTTCATTTGAAGCAATTTTGCTTGGAGTACTATTTCGTTCTGCCATACAGAAACTTTGTACACTAGTTAGATGCTCGTCACTAATTTTGTCCATTATTCCTGACCAAACAGGAGTATAAAACATTTTATTTAAATTCATTTTATGTTTTTAAAGTTTACAAGATTCGCAATCTTCTTCGTCGTCAAAGTTGATTGGTTCTAACATTGTTGGTGCATCCTCGGCTGCTGCTTTGGATCCTTGTTTATTGATTAGTGAGTAGTAGAAAGTCTTTAGTCCCCACATGTGTGCCTGCATTAGATTCTTAGCAATCAATGTAGTCGGAACTTTGCGTCCTTCAAAATGTGCAGGATTGTAAAATGTGTTTGTGCTAATGCTTTGATCAACATAGGCGGCAATAACGGCCGCTGTTTTCAAATAGCCATCGCAGTCTTTCTGTTCCCACATCATCTGATACTTGTTCTTTAATCTGTGATACTCTGGAACAACTTGCACAAAGGATCCTGCTTTACTTTCTTTAACACTAATCAAACTCATAGGCATTTCAATACCGTTGGTGCTGTTGATAACAACTGAACTAGACTCAACGGGGGCAACAGCCATAAGTGTTGCATTGCGTACTCCATACTGTTTCATGTTAGCACGAAGTGTTTCCCAATCTAGTTCAGGAGTAAAGTCTGCAAGTTCATTTACACCTTTGGCACGTAGTTCCCACGGAAAGATTCCTTTTCCATAACGTGTATGTTCGCTGTGGGTGCAAGGTCCACGCTCTTTAGCAAGTTCAACGGTTGCTTCCGTTAGATAAAATGCAAGATGCTCCATCCAACTTTTAACTTCTTGCAGTGCATCCTTCTCACCATACTTGAGTCCACGCTTGGCATGCCAGTATGCAAGGTTAGTAACACCAATACCCAATGGTTGTATTTCATCGTTAGACAATTTACTCTGTATGCTTAGGAAGTCTTGGTAATCAAGTATGTTGCATAGACTACGTTGTAGAATACGGCAGGCTCTACGCATGTCTTCCGGATTACGACAAGCACCCCAGTTGATCGATCCCAGTGTACATAACGCTATGCGACCTTCAGCATCATCCAGACGTTTGAAAGATTTTGTGGGTAATAGGATCTCGCAACATAAATTACTTTGATAAATTGTA